CGACGATTCCCAGACGGGGAAGGTTTAAAAGGTACTTTCTCAAGCCTTTTAAGAGCTAAAACTCTCAGATGGAAGAGTTTTCAAACAAAATATCTTGTCAATTTTGATGAGACTTTAGATTGGCTTAATTTTGGCACAATCATGGCCCAAACTCGAAATTTGGGTTATCTTCCAAAGAGTGTTGCAAAACTGCAAAACCAAGTTTACAGGAATCTTCTGGAGAAGAAGCCAACCCTGCTTACCAAGGAGCAGGTCTCAGACTATGCTGGTCTGATTATTGAAGAGCTAGAATTAGCTCACCTCCCTCGGAACATAGTTCAAGAGGTTTTTAGCGAACCAGATAAAAGTTCTGCGAAATCAATCAACGAAATTGTCGTTGATGTAGCTGAGAGGGTTGAAGTCCATCTCAAAAACTCTGCCTCTGTTACACACAGAGTACAAGCTGGCGGAAAACTCGAGGATGCCCGAGTTCTACTAAACTTAGCCATAGACAATGGCTGGTTAGTTCCTGTACGAAATTTATTTACAGGAGAAATTATTGAGGAAGATTGCTTCCAAGTCCAAAAGGACGGACCAATGGGTCCGACACCTATGCATGATATCTTTTGGATATCGTTTCAGATATTGTTAAATTCTTTAACAAAGAGAAAATTAATCCCACCCCATTATTTCTGGGAGTTGGTTGGATCAGAAGAGATATTCGAAAAGACTCTTTTCTCATGTGAAATTCTTCATATCGAAGAACCTGGAAAGGATAGGAAACTGATTAAGAGTTCCTCCCCACTTGTCTGGAGTTTAACACCAGCCGCAAAAATTGGCCAGGCCGTTCTAGGCCAAGTCAAAGAACATCGAGCTGGACTTTTAGGGTCCTCTCATGATTGGAAATACAGTAATCGTCTTGCTGTATCATTTGGTGAATCAGACTTTATGTATGATTCAGAAGGAATCCTCAAAAAGGGTGTCGTACAAGCTTTTCAGGACTGGACTGAAGCTACTGATAATTTAGACCGCTCTATTGGTCTAGTGCTTTTTAGTACCTTCTTTAGGTACATTGGTTTCCCAAGATTTTACCAAGAAATCTTAGAGAAGACTTTACTTCTTCCTTTGGATGTAAGGGAGAATATTGGAACTGAAAATGATCCTGTTTGGATTAAGATCATTGCTCGTAATGGATTTCCTATGGGTAATCCGATAACTAAGTTGATTCTTCACTTAGCTCATGTAGCCTCTCAAAGAAGAGCTACTCGTTTCTTAGAGCAACAAGGCTTTAAGAAAATTACAAGACCGAAACCATTTATTCAACATGGTTCTTATTCAGCTCAAGCGATTAAAATATCGCTCGCTCAAGCAATCCAAGGAGAGACACCTCAAATTGCTTAATCGCCGTCCACACTGG